TAACCATTCATGAATAACGGGTTGTTCAATATCTTCATATTTTGCTAATGAATTATATCGTTCCGCTATTAGTTCAGTTAGGCTTGATTTTCCTACGCCAATCATTCCAGCTACAGTAATCAATTTCATAGCACCCTCCTACGCTAGAACTTCCTTCATGAATAACATGAAGTCCATATAATCTTCTACAGTTGCAAAGCGTGTTACAGTGCCGTCTACTTCCATTTCAACCGCATATACAAACACTTCTTCAACTTCAATAACTTCAAGGTTATTAGCACAAGCAATGTAAGTGCCGTCACGTTCGTATGCAGGTGCTTCACCTTCAGTTACTTCAATAACTACCTGTGAATGCTTGTGACCTACTACAATACCTTCAAAACCATAATCTTTATGTTTTACAAATGTACCTACTTCAATATCTGTGTTTTTCATTTTTATATCCCCCTTATTTAGCTTCCGTTAATTGGATTTCGTCTTTTTTAAATACTCGTAAAACCTTTTCGTCCCACATATCTTCTACGTGTGCAACTACACCCTCTTTATCAAGTTTGTGAGAGAATAGGTAACCTCTTTCTAAATCAACCAAACGAACTTTACAGTCGCTATCATCCACTACTAGGTATGCGTATTTTGTACCGCCGCCTTCACTTTGTGAATGGATAACTGAACCAACTTCTACTTTATGTTCTACCTTTGTAACTTCTAATTTGTTAATCATTTTATTTCCCCCTATTTTAAGTTTTTATATGGTCTGTTTTTATAGTTAAAGCATTTGCGGCACAATGGTTTATAAATGTCCGTGCCTAGTTCAATACGTTCACCGTTATCTTCTTTATGACTTACCCATGCATCTTCACCACAATTAGTACATACGGCTTTCAGCTTTATAACTTCTTCCGCATAACTCATTAGGCTTGATGTAACTAAAAACGGTTCAGCTTGATAATCTAAATCTAGTCCAGCAACAATTACTGTTTTACCTTGTTTTAATAACGTATTAATAACCGATACCATTTTCACATTGAAGAACTGTATTTCATCAATACAAACTACACTGTAATTAATAGCAGCCGTGATTATTTCATAAGGGGCTTCAATTGGAATTGTTATAGCTTCCACTGATTGTCCGTCATGCGTCATTAATTGTGTTTCACTGTAACGGGTATCGCTATCAGGGCGAACATAGAGAACTCTACGTCCAGCCCTTTTTAAGCGTTTACCACGTCTTTGTAATTCAGTGGATTTTTCAGCGAACATGCCGCCCGTAATGACCGTTAACATTACTTATTGATTCCTTCAATATCAATACCTAATTCAAGTAAAGCGAATAATACACCGTCACGCTTTCCATCTTCATAAGTGAATAATGTAGGCTTGCCCCAGCTTTCAAAACGATTGATAAGTTTCTTAGCAGTTTCTTCACTTACTTCATTTTTAAGAATTACTGGGTTAGGCTTAACGTCATAGCCCACAATCAAAGCTTTCATAAGTAAGTCCTTATTTGCTTCACTTTCATTTGCAAAATCTTTAACAGCCCAGTTTGCAGATTCGTTTAAGATGTAAGAATTTGATTTTCCTAAATTGTGGCGTAAATGGTTAATTCCTTCCACTACATTTGCAGGTAATAATACTTTTTCGTTTGTCATAATTAATACACTCCTTAAGTTTTGGTTTGTTAAGGCGGTGTGCCTTTGCCTTACATATTGGTAGTACCTAATGAGTGACTTTTCAGGACAACTAAAATAAAAAAAGAGACTGAATTATATCAGTCCCTTCTCCTTTGCAAATGCTAAACCGACACCGCAAGCGTCACTTTCGTCATTTGTCTTATATTCCAGTCCACCTAGATACTGGTCAAGTGCTTCAGCCAATTCTTCCTTGCTTGCTTTCCCACTACCTGTAATACATTTCTTCACGCTAGTTGGACTTATTTCTCCTACAGACTCATAGCCATTACGCATAAGTGTAACAAGAACTACGCCCACTGTACGTTGTATTTGTTGGGTAGCTAGGGCAAACTTATTGAAGCCCTTTTCCATTACTAATAAGTCAAACGTAAACTTCCCTAGAATCTCCTGTAGGTGTTGTTCTATTTGGAATAGACGGTAACCCGTGGATTTCTTAGGACTTGTTTTAACGTGACTTAAGTGAACTACTATTACCGTGCCTTGCCTTACCTCTAATACGGCAAAGGCTGGACACGCTAAAGATAAATCCATTGCTAAAATTCTTTTCAATATTACACCCCACTACAGATATTTTTAAACGGGCAGAATAAGCATTTACCAAAATCAGGCATACTCACTTCCCCGTCCTGTAGATTCATTGCAACTCTTGACCATCTATCTAATAATCTTTGTCTATCATTTTCAGTTACTTTTACATAGAATATCTTCATATCAGGTCTTGCATTTTCCCCTGTAGTCCATTTATCTTTTGCTACTGACTCATAAGTAATACACCATTCATCAACGCCGAATAAAATAGAATAGGCTACGCACTGGGTAAAGTGGCTTCGTGAAGGTTCACGTAAACTCTTAATCTGTGCTACAGAATTGGACTTTGTTTTATATTCAAAACCAACTTTGCTACCGTCCTTTTGATATTCTAGTATTCCGTCACACATTCCGAATAGTACGAACTGTACGCCGTTATGTGTAATGAGTTTCCAGCCCTCAATATTCTTTTCCCATGCTGGTAAATCGTTGTGTAATCTATGAACCTTGAATGCTGGTTCATTTAGTAATACTTCAGCTTCTAGTAATTGTTTCTGTACGCAGCCATGCACAGCAGTACTGTTACGTGTCCAGCGTCTACGGAATGTTACACTATCAGCAGGGTCTTTCTCACTCTTCATAGCTTTGTAGAATAATTCTCTTTCACATTTATCAGAACTAGAAGGAGAAAAACGTGGTAAATGTTGAGGGTATGAATGCTTTTTACCCATCTTGCTTACTTCAAATTGTGCTTGTCTAATCATTAATTCTTCCACTTCTTTAACTGGGAAGTAATCAAAACTATTAATTCTCTCAAAATGCTGAAGAAGGGCTGAAGTAATTTCTTCGCCCCTCGCTTTCTTTGCAATATTTGACTGCACCTTTTGTCGCAGTTCTACTGGTTTACTAACTAAACTCATTAAGCCGCCCCTTTCATTTCGAACCATTCTTTTTTACTTACACCATTTCCCCAACGTAAAGACATTTCCGTGTCCACCTTAATAGGTACATCAAGGGTTACAGCTTCCATCATTATTTTTTCTAATTCTTCAATTTCTTCTATTGTGATAGTGTCAGGCACTTCAATTAAGCATTCATCGTGCACGGTGGCTAACATCTTGTAGCCCATCTTCAGACAGTACTTCCAAAGCTTAATCATTGCTTTCTTCATGATTTCAGCAGCAGTACCTTGAATAACAGCATTTACAGACATACGTTTTACACGTCCGTAAGGCTTTGCAACGTCCCAAAACTTCATTTTCACATTACGTGGTAGTTTGCTACCCCATATATCAGTAGGAACTTCCCCGTATTTTTGTTCAATTTGCTTACACATATGGTGATAGGCAACGGCAACTTGTCTATGTCCAGTGAAACGGCGTTTACGATTGAACATTGTCTTAACATGTCCGTGTTCGTCAGCGTGTTCACTTGTTTCCTTAACAAATTTAGTTACATCTTCATAAGTATTAAAGAAATCATCTATAAACTTAGTTGCATCCACTAAGCTAATCTTAAGCATTTCAGCCAGTGCATTAGGTGACATACCATACATTACACCCAGTAAAATAACTTTTGCGTACTTACGGTAAATAGAACCGTCACCACATTCTTCTAAAGGCTTGTTAAATACGTTAGATGCAATTTCACTGTATAAGTCTCTTGCTGTAAGATACGGTGTCATAAACTTACTATCTCTACTCATATGTGCTAGTACCCGTGGTTCAATCTGTGAAAAGTCAATACCTACAATTACCTTACCTTTACTTGCCTTAATAATCTTACGGGCTTTCTTAGGTAAGTTCTGAAGGTTAGGATTCCGTGAGGAATAACGCCCCGTTACTGTCCCACCTTGATTAAATTCTCCATGTAATCTACCATTTACCGCCTTTTGTGGTAGTGGTTCAATGTAAGTAGAAAGTAGCTTATTTAAGTTACGATATTCTAAAAGTACTTTACACCCTTCATGCTGTTTTGCTAGTTTCTCTAATGTTTTAGCGTCCACACTTTTCTTCTTAGATGGGTCAGAAAGTCCTATTTCGTCATATAACTTAGTTGCTAACTGTACATTACTGTTAATATTAATTTCGCCAAAATGGTAACGTAATTCTTCTTCTAACTTAGCAATATCACCAGCTAAATCTTTCTTATATTCTTCAGCATATTCAAAATCAATTTCAAAGCCGTTGCGTTCCATTTCTACTGATACTAGTGTTATGTCACGTTCGATAGTGTCATAGTATTCACGTAGTTCAGGTATGCGGTCAAATTGTTCCTGAATAAATTGATAGAATGCCCACGTTAAATGAGTGTCTTTACATGCGTAAATATGACCAATATCTAAAGGAATAGAAGCGAACCCGTCACCATTCTTTTTCATATCGTCACCAAACAACTCTTCAAACGTTGCTGATTTATCTTCAAAACCAAAGTATTTACCGTATTTAGTTGCTAGATTCTTTAATGCAAATGAAGGTTCGTTCTCGTTTAGTAGAATCATTCCAATCATCGTATCGAAAGCAAAGCCGCCTAAATCAATGCCGTGTGCGTTATATAACATATGAATATCGAACTTAGCATTGTGCAGCACTTTCTTAATAGAATCACTTTCTAAATATGGTTTTAAGGTGTCTAGTAATCTTTGTGCATCTAACTGAATAACTTCTGTTACGTGTCCAAAGGGAATATAGTAATGTTTATCTGCAATTGGTAGAGTAATTGAAATACCTACTACCACGTCTTTAAATACGTTTACTCCCGTTGTCTCTGTATCTAGTGCTATGATTGGTTCTTTTTCAAGATTACTAAGCATAGAACCTAATGACAGTAAGTTGTTAACCATAATGTAATTATGTGGTTTAGTAGCTATCATCTTCTTAATGGTTGCTATCTTTCTTTGCTTCATTAAAACAACGTATAATCGTAGTGCGTGGGCTTTGGTGAACTTCTTCGTATCATCTACACCCATTCCTAAATCACCGTGCATAATAGCATCATGTACCATGTCTAATTTTCGTTTATCGCTATCAGACATTTTAGTTTGGAAAATACCTTGCTTAATCTTCCCTGTGTGGGTTTCGTAGCCCGTGTACCATATTTCCCTCATAGTAGGCTGGTACGCCTTTAACTCTTTCTTCTTTTCAGCTTCTCGCATACGCTTAAGCTTTACTTTTTCCTGTTTCTTCGCTAAATCATCTTCTTCTACTCCAAAGCCGAATAGTTCCATTTATAATCACCTCATAGGTGTAGTACCTAAATAAATGAAAAAAAGGACACGCAAAAGCGTGCCCAGTGGTCGGATAGTAAATGTTATTTCTAAACACAACGATATGAATAAAAGGTAGATAAAGTAAAAAGGGAAAACTAGAAAAGGTAGGTGGGGCTTTCACCCCATGATAAAAAGGTATATACATCGTCTGTTATCTCCTATTGATAAGTATCAGTAGTTCTCAAGGAACACACCCTCGACTTCGCATACCTTTTCACTTGATAGAGAAGGAGGGATTTGAACCCTCGGTCATGCTTTTATTTAACTGTACACGCATTGCCTTTCCACTTGGCTACTTCTCTATGTGGTGGGGAAAGAGGGAATCGAACCCTCGACCTTTCCTCGGATAAACGTTGTTCTACCACTGAACTATTTCCCCATAATCACACACAAGACGGGACTCGAACCCGTTCTTCATCACTCCGTAGGCGTATTCCCAACTTATACTAAAGGCGTGTACTAGTAACACTCCCTCACAGGATTCGAACCTGCAATTCCCACCATCCATGCGTACTCCCAGTTATACTACTTGTGTGATATTGGCAAGGTGGTATAGGACTCGAACCTATAAACTCTCTACTCCACGTAGAGTGCGTTACCGTTACGCTACCTCCTTATAGAAAGGGCGTTTTAAGCCCCTTTAATTAGTTTTGAATCTTGTTTGTAAGGTTATCAATCTCTTGTAACACTGGTGCTAGTTGAGATAATGAACCCTGAATTTGCTTCTGTGTAGAATCAATGTTTTGCTGAAGCATTTGGAATTGCATAGCTAACATTTGCATTGCTGGGTCTTGTGTTTGACCTAACATTTGTCCTACTTGTTGCATTTGCATTTCAATAGCGTCAAAGTTATTAGCAGCCATTGTTGCTTGCGTTAATAATCCTCTTGCTGCCGTTACTTGTGCGTCAATTTGGTCACCCGTACGTGCCGCTTTCATGCTTCCACCTAATCCAAAATTTGCTAACATATTATTATTTCCTCCATTTATATTTATATTTTGTAATACATCTAATCCGTTATAAGTTTTAATCGCAGTAACCGCCGCCGCTATCACCTGTAGAACTTCCGCTATCATTTGAATGAGAAGAACTATATGAGTGAGAAGAACAACTTCTACTGTTACTATCATCATTTGAATACATCGCCGTTTGATAAATATGAGTCTGCACTACTGGGTTAGAAGCACTTGAACCAGTGCCTCCACTACCAGTTGTCGGACGTACAGAACGGCGTTTTCTATTTTCTAGAATACGTTTAAACACGTCCAACCCTCCTTACATTTCGTCCAATGGATTTTCGTCTTTACCTAAGTCAACGCCTTTAGCGTCTTCGCCTTCGGTTACTGTGAAGAACTCATGCACTGGGAAACCAGCTTGCTTAAGTGCTTCGATTTGTTGTTCAGGTGTACGAGGGATTAATACAGCTTCGTAATCAGCCATTTCAATAACAGCTTCATCACCAGCAGCAAAACCTTCTTTGCCTGTTTCATCTAATCGTAAGATAGGGTTTAATGAAAATACTGTTTCTGTCTTAGTTCCTGTACGCTTGAAATTAAATGCTACAGCAGATAAGTCTTCTTTGTATTCTTCAATATCGCCAATCATTTTAGTTGCTTGTGCTTTCGTTGCGTCCCAGAATCGAACCGCTTTTTTATCAATGTCGTAAAGTGCAAAGATATAACGCTTTTTAGCTTTTAATTTTTCAAAGCCTTCAATACCTGAAGCAGCAGCAACACATAGTGGGTCTTCTTTCCCATCAAGTGGCTTTGTACAAGGTTGCGTATAAATACCTAAGTTAAATTCGCCGTGTGCCATGTATTCTACATAGTCAGTAAGTCCTAAAACTCGTACACGTACACTTTCGTTTTCTTTTAATCGAATGTAAGCCGCCTTTAAATCAACGTTCTTACGGTTTGCAGATTCTTTAGCTTGTTCTCCTGTAGCTGTAAATAATGACATATATCAGTCTCCTTTTAGCTTTCTTTAAGCTGTAATTTTTATTGGCGAATAGTTTAAACACATAACGCCTATTGGTAAGTTTTTTTATACTAAGTTAAGGTTAGGTAAGTTAAGGCAGTAATTTTGAAACTGTTTAATAGCACGGTTTACCATTCTAGCAACAGTGTCGTGTTTCTTACCTTCTGTATTAACAGCCGTGATAATTTCTTCACGTTTAAAGCCGTCAATAAACATTAATACCGCAGCTTTTTTAGCATCATCCACTTCATTAAAGCACTCACTAACTAACTTGTTAGCAGTTACTCTTACTTCAGCTTCAGACATTGTTTCCTCTTTGGATTCAATCTTTTCAGCCAGTTCTTTAGCCCCAGTTTCTTTCGCTACTGAAGCATCAAGGCGGTTATCATTTTTATACGTAGTGTCTATAGCGTCTTGCCCGTCTTTACGGTACATTTTACCGATTGCGTAACCAGCATATGTAACATAGAATCCGTGAAAGTCTCGGCTTTCGTTATAGTCGTATAAGCATTGTGCCAGTACTTCGTATAGAATCCCCTCCACTTCTTCTTGTTCAGTCATAAAGAACTTTTCAGCCTGACGTCTTGCCATAGACTTAATAAGTGTTTTAAAACTTTCGTGTAACTCGTCAAACAATTCACGTTGAATAAGTTCATTTGGTTCATTCTTCCATGCAACAGCAAGCCAGTTTTGGCGTACTTGTAAATCTTCTCTTTCCGCAATAGTAAGTTGTCCAAAAGTTTTATTACCCGTAATTTCGTTAATTGTTTTCATAAGTTAATTCCCCACTTTTCTGTGTTATGTATTGGTAGTACCTAAAGCCGTCTAATTTAGGACAAGTTTTTTAAACTTTTTTTAAAAAAGTGCATAACTAAATAAACCAACGGTATATTGGCTTTTTCGGATATGCGTAAACTCTATGTTTACTTTTGTAAACCCAGTCATATCAACGGTTCAGGCTACTTGCCTTATGTATAATATAGGTTCAGGCAAGCTAAGGCAATGAAACTATTTTACAAATATGGGAAGTTATTCTTTAATCTATTGGCTTAATCTAATATAGTTAATATAGTAATTTAAAGAGGTAACAGGTCTGACAATACTTTAAGGCAAGTTAAGGCAGGTTAAAATAGTATGTTACAATTTTGTTACAAATAAAAAAAGCACCGTCCTAAGACAGTGCGAAGTTAAAGCCTACGGGCTTTGTTACGATATTACGTAATAATGCTGGTGGTATTTCATTCACGTCTTTACAGTTATGCGGAAAGACAATATCCTCTAAATGGAATACCCCTGTAAGTTGTTCTATTAATTTCTGTTTTACACCCCATCCCACGGGGTCATTATCTGTAGCTATTACTAATTCTTTAATTGGTGATAGTTTCAATCTTTTAATCTTTTCTTTCGGCAACTTACTACCACCGATTGCAATAGCAGGTATTCCGTGAGTCCAAAGGTATAGGGCGTCAATCTCACTTTCTACTATCCAAACCCTAGTGTAATTGTATCTATGAATCATATGTAAACCGTACACATGGAATCGTAATTGTTGCCCACCATCAAAGTAATAGAATTGTTTTGATTTAGTAGAACGAAATTTAATATTGACCATATTTCCTTTCCAGTCATGCCACGGCAAAGCAATAGCATTTCCTCTTCTATCAAAACCAACTTTAAAAGCACGCTGTACTTTCTCACTGATGCCCCGTCCCTCTAAGTAAGGGCTTCTATATGCGTATGGCTGATATTCTTCTAAACTAATAATACGTGGTGGCTTTTCAGCGTCCTCAAAGTTAAGCCCCAGTTCTAAACTATCAATATCAGAAAAATCAATAGTGTACTTATCTAGTAAATAGTTTTCTGTTTCTTCTTCTGTTTCCTCACGTAAATAGCTTAATAGTCGTACAATACCGCCTTTGCTGTATAAATCGTTATTACTAGAAAAGTCAATCCATAGTCCAGTTTCTAAGTTAATACTGAAAGATGGGTGTGTCTCATTACGAAAAGGGGAACAAGCTGTAAATTCTTGTCCCCGTGGTCTTCCTCTATCCCAGTTAAATTGTTCTATTTCTTCAGCAACATCAACGAGTAGTTCCCGTTCTCGTACCTTAATCATTGTGTAACATCCCCCATGAATAGAACTTCATTTGAAGGTAGTGTTACCTTAAATCCTACCCCCTCAACTACGTACACGGTTAAGCCATCCATATAAGTAAAGGATTCCAGTACAACCCCTTTACGTCCGTGATATTTACCAAACTTAATATATACTAATCTACCTTGCGGTCTTTCAATGTGATTAAACATGCCTTACCTTACCTCTCCTTCTAATAAATAAACCGTCCTATTTTCTCTTTTAATTCAGCCGTGCATTTTGGGCATAGCCATAATACGTTGCTATCATCTTCAACGGGCATAGGTTCTTCCACCTCTATAAAGAATGCTTCTTTAGGAAAGTCACCGCAGCTATCACACCATGACTCATAATCAGGTACACGCTTTACTTTAATCATTCTCTTCCACACTCCATCCGTTCAATCTTGCATACTTTAACTTTCTTGAATACTTTCGTTTCCACTTATCCCATTCTTTTGTTTTACCCATAGTTGCAAAGTGGTCTTGATTCTTCTGTCTTTGAAGGATTTCCCCAACCCATTTAGGAACTACTGGTATATACAAATTTGTATTATTCATTAGTCCCACCCCTTCTTTCTGTCATATGCTTTTTTGTTTTTATGTTGTCCGTTACCTTGCTTCTTTGTCTTAAGGTAAACTTGTAATTCCTCACTATCCATCTTTCTTTTATATGAATTAGGTTTAATTTTCATCGTGATTCCTCCTACATATCATCCAGTGGTGTAGATTCAGTTATCCAGCCGTAATTAAAATTACATCGTAATTCTAGTACCTTACCCACGTTAGGTTCACGGCACTTAGCTAGTAACGCTTTCCCTACCCCGTCATGTTGGTCAAAGTTTAGTACTGTGGCACTATCTTGTATTACCGCTACTGTTTCCCCGTACTGGTCAATACGTGGTGGCGTAACCATTCTTACACCTAAGTCGTCTTCGTCCATGTTTTCTTTTTCAGCACTAGTAGGCGTTTGGTGAACTACTACCCCAGCTACTACATGTCGTCCGAATACTTGACGCAGCTTTCTAGAAGTACGGGACATACTATCACGTAAGTTACCGCTGCCGTGGTTCATTAAATTGAATCCATCGACAATAACCATTTTGATATTTTCATATGCGTTTAAGTCCGCTTCAATTACGTCAGTAGAAAGTCCTTCAGGTAGGTCTTCCATTGTTTTAATAATGAATGGTACTTCATTCGTTTCATTGAACGTATCAAGGTATTCAAAATATTCTTCCTCTTTATCTTCTAAATTACCCCTACGAACATTCACATTGTCATAATGTCCATCAAGCGTATCAAAGCGGAATGCTTGCTGTTTCTTAGATAATTCAGGTGAGTAATAAAGTACCCCAAACCCTGCTTTATGTGCTGTAACGGCACATGCTGAAGATAGCCAACTCTTCCCACGATTGGTGTATGCTTGAATCAGAATCATGTCCGATAACTCAAAACCGCCACCTAACCAGCGTGTTAAGCTTTCCCACGGTGTAGGAATATATGTGAAGGTACGTTGTTCTTTACTTTCCATGTACCACTCTTTACGTTCCTGTCCGTTCGTAGCATAGTTTGTTCCCAGTGAAGAAGTAGCTAATGCCATACCTTCTAATGATTCAGCTTCTTTCTTTAACCATGAAGCAAACTCAATGCCGTTCATTGTTTTATAATTGTCATTTGCTTTCTTTCCGAATATCTCAACTGAACGGCGTTTAATAGTGGCACTCTTCAATGTCTTACATAAGTAAGGGAAAGTGTCATGTACGTCTTCAAAGTATTCAAAGTCGTCATATTTACCTACTACAGTCCGATAATCAGGTGTTGTACCGTATTCCTTTGTGTAGTCCTTGATAAACTCGTATACAGGGGCTAACCCTTGAAAGTCGCTTTCCTGAATACCATGTGAGTTTAATATATAGAAATTTTGCTGGTTTAATACTTTACTAAGTAGCTGTGCTTCAATCATTATAGAAGCCCCCCTTTACGATGGTCTTTACCTTTAAATGCAACTGAAACAGTCATACCATCAATACGGCTTGTGATTCGGTCACCTAAAGTGTCAGCTAGTTTATCAATTGGCAGATTACTTGTGTAAATCGTTGCTAGTTGGTCACTGTCACGTCCGTCAATGATTTCTGTAAGTTCATTCTCAAAGTTGTCTGTAATTTTTTGTCTAATTCCAATATCATCAAATACTAATAATTCAACTTTCATCATTAGCTTTTTAACTCGTTCGTATTTTCTAGTAGCAGCGTCCTTCATATCAGGTGTGCCCTTAAACTGTGCGTTGTATAGATTTTGGAACTCACTAGCTTTGTAATAAAGAACTGGGTTGTTAATGATTGGTTCGCCGCCCTTGCTGTGTTCCATTGTTCTAGCTAGTAAGTATTCATTTGCTACTGCAATAGCTGAAGTAGTTTTACCCGTGCCCGTTCCTAGTCTGTTTTCAGCATTTGGAATTGAATATAAAAAAAGCCCCGTACCATTACGGACATTCTCAATTACACTTCCTACATATCTACGAATGATAGAAAATGGTAATGGATTGTCTTGCTGTATTGGTAGGTTGCTTAAAAAGCTATTTTCATATTTCTTTGGTACGTTTCTAGCCCTCCACAGCCCCGTATGACCTTCTAAGCCGTGAAGTAATATAAATGGACTACATAAAACATTACAGGCGTCTGTACCTGCTTTCTTACAGCTTGACGCTAATTTACAAATGTGATTCATTTTTTCCATTCCGTCACCTCTTTTTCTATCGTTACTTTCGTACCGTCAAATAAATGTAGTTCTACTTCTCTTCTAGTCGTGTAAAGTTGTGGACTATTAGTAAACGGTGAGATAAATTCATTATTAGGTTTAACTTCTACTTCCCAGTCACCTACATAATAACTTCCCTTACCTAACTGCTTTTGAACTTGCCTTAAGTTAACACCATCTAAAATAGTTTGTGCTTGTTCCTTACTACGCATTACATAGCCCCCAGTTTTTCCAGTTTAGCTAACATGTCCGCTTCAGCTTGTTCTTCTAATTCCTCTGAACGGCAAATAACCCCGTCTTGCTGCTTCTTATCTTCAAGCAACTCTATAACGTGGTTTGTAACCCATGTAAACATTCCTATTGTTGGGCGTGGGTATTTAGGTGACTTCCAGCGTGTAGCATATTCTTTAACTGCAATTTCTATAATCTCTTCAGCTATATCACCATGTGGTGTAAGTAGCTTATCTTTAATAATCTTTCCTTCTCTACCATAACTACCAACTACATAGTTAACATCATAGACTTCATAGTAAAACTTCTGAAATAGTTTAATAGCGGAACTGCTATTCAATTTATTTATCTTATTAACTGATTCTAATTCATTGACTCTTATTACATCACAGTTGGGTGTGATAGGGTCGTCACATATGGTAGTGCTTTGGTTATCACTTCCGTTTGTGTCATTAACTTTGTGATTTACAGCTGTAATGCCACCATTGAATTTAGCTAACTGGGCTAGTGGGTGTATTTTATAGAACGATGAAATTTTCCCCTGTCTCTTATTAACTTTAGTTCTAGTAACAAGCCGTGTACCGTTTATTTCCACTTCTAACAAAGCATTCAAATACTTATTAGCTGTATTTTTATGCACACCGATTCTTTCTGCAATTTGTTCCTGTGTTGGGTAACACTCGCCTTCTTCGTTCATGAATGTTGCTAAAGCTACTAAAGTAGTAAATCCAGTAGCACCCATTTTAGAAACAAGTCCTTCTGTGAAAATAGTGTTATATACCTTTACAAACATACTATTCGTTACTTCTCCATTCGCTAGGTTAATGTCTTTACTGTGAGAAACGCTTAACATATCAGCCATTTCCTGTACCTCCTTTTATTGATTACATAAAGGTAGTACCAAAAGTAGCACCATATAGGACACGCACGGGTGTGATTTTTAAATTTAATTTATACGCCTTATTTAGCCCGTAATCGCATAAGGGAATACTAGACTACTAGTACCACCCTTAAAATCGAATACAGGTCAATCTGAAGCGTTTCAGCTATACTTTTATACTAGTTTCCGAATGGGTCATAGTTAAAGATAGGATTAGTAGGATTGAAACCACCAGTAAATATAGGTGTATCGTCTTCTACTTCGATTTCTACTGCTTCTTGTGCTTCTTTAATCTCGTTCTTACACGCTGTACGTAATACTGCATGGATATTACCGATATTACCTTTAGTAGTTTTTAATACACGTTCAATTACTAATGCAAATGTGTTGTCGTCTAAATCATGTTCTTTTGAATTGTAGAAAGATTCAATAGATAAAGGATTAATGTTATCAGAAATCAGTCTGTCCTTATTCATGCTAATACGCTTTGTTATGTACATAGGCATATCCAATTCATTAAGCATACTATCTATGTTATTTATACTGTTATTGA